GAGTTTGCCGCGATGCGGGCAGCACGGATTGCTGGTACTGATACTAAGTATATCGTCTGGTTCGAACTGCTGGAAACTGGCAAGATGGTAGAGATGGATGCTGAGAGTGAGGAGCATGCTCGGCTGCTGATCGACACTTTCATGGATGGTAAGGAATACACTTACAACACTGCCAGTTTTCGGAAAGTACGGGAAGATGGCACTCTGTTAAAGTGTGAAGATATCATCGACCGAGATATGGATTATACGGATTGGGATTTGTAAAATGGGTGGAATTATCGCTTTTGCTTTGGGTTGTGGCGTAACCTATATCGTAATGACTAATCCTGAGATTGGTTATCAGGTTGGTGATATGTTGTCAGCAGTTGGTGGTACATTGAAAGGTAAGTAAGATGGAACAGCAATTAGAATTAGAAGAGTACATCAAGCAACTTGAGCATGAGCGTCTTCGTGTTGAGTTGTCCGATGACTTTGCTTATACCAATGGAAAGATTAAATATATCGACAATCTATTGCGTGAGGCAAAGGAGAAACTTCGTGACTAAATACGTTGTGAAGCCGAACTACAACGGCACAGATAAACGCAGCTTTGATGATCCCAAGGCTGCGATTAAGTATTATCAGGACTATGCTTTTAGATACGTCAAAGGTTATGCTAAGATGATTGGTACAACTGATGAAAAACTTGAGGAGATGCAATGGATCGGGAAGTTGGAGATCGTAGATGATTGAAACATGCTCTGAGATTATGGCGCATGCCTACAATCTAAACATGATTACTGCACGAGATGGTAATGTCTCTGTGCGATGGGAGTCTCAACCATATTGGTTTATCACTCCCGCCAATGTGCGTAAGCAACACCTGCAACCAGCAATGTGGAAGAAGATTTCTGTGTCACGCTACGAGAACGGTGATCCAATTATTCTTGACTACACACCTATGAGCGAGAGTCTTATTCCTAGTAGTGAATATCCGCTTCATAGTCGATTACAAGAAGTGTTGCCAGAGGGTGTTGATAATCGTGTGGTGATGCATCTACATCCTACCTACACCACTGCCGCACTGCATCGTGGTATTCGTCTTGAATATCTTGTTGATGATTTTCCTGAGTTGGGTTTTCATACCAAAGTCGCTCCAAGTGTACCTGATGTTCCTGCAAAATCCAAACAGCTCGGTGATATCTGTCATAGACATTTAGAGCTTGACACCGAAGGTAGCGTGAAATATGATATCGTAGGAATTAAAGGTCATGGTGTAGTCTCGATCGCTGAGACGCCATGGCGAGCGTTTGAACACATTGAACGATTAGAACATATCTGCAAAATTGTTCTGGTAAGCGGAGTGCGAGATGTCTAGCAAGATTGAAGTTCCTCTAAGTGACTTAGAGTATATGATTGTATCGGATATGCTTGAAGATGGTATCGAATTATCATTTGAACCTTACACGTTCGAAAAGGGACAACGGAAAAAACTGATTGATAATTGGTGGAAGCCTCGTCTTGAAGAACGACCGTAACATATCTACACTCAATGAACTGGCTGCTATGGCAAGGGACTTGTCTCCCGTTGCCAGCAGTCGTATTTTTGCTTCTCTTTATTATAAGAACAAACCTATCTCATATGGTTACAATCATATGAAGTCTCATCCATTTCAAGCACATTGGGCTAAGAACGACGATGCGATCTACTGGCATGCCGAAACCCATGCCATATGGAATGCGTTGCGTATCTGTGATGAGGACGATCTAAAAAAGATGACTTTATATGTGTCAAGGGCAAGGCGACCAGAGAATGGTAATCCAAAACAATGGATATGGGGTAATAGTCGTCCGTGTGAGGGGTGTATGTCTTGTTTGACTAAATACAATATAAAACGAGTAGTCTACACGCTAGACGACATAGGCGAATACGGAGTCATCAATGGGAATTTTTAAACAATATCTAACAGAGACTGTTGGTGCTGGTGGATTAGCATACGAGCTTAAAGTTCACACAGCTATGAAAAAAGCTAATATTTCTGGATTAAATGTTGGAGATAAACCAGGCGCTGGATTTTCGAATCAAGGTGCTGGGGATATTGAAGCATCATATAAAGGTAAAGCGTTTAACATTGAAATTAAAGCAAGTCCAAGAGATCAGATGGGTGGAACTTCTTTTAGATATACGATGGATGGACAAAGGTTTACGCCTGTTAAGGAGATGGACCCAGAAGATTTAGATTTATTCATGGCTGTTGCTAAAGAGCAAGCAGTTCATATTGATAATTACATTAAGGCATTGAGAAAAATTGAACCTGTAGAGTTTCATAAAACACAGAGTGGTGTGCCTATTAAAGCATCTAAAGATGCTAGAGAAGAGCTAAAGAAAAATGGCTTGATAACTAAAATTAATAGAAATATTAAAACATCTACCTCTTTTATCATAAAACACTATAATAAAAAAGGCGTTTATTATATACAGATAGGCAAAGCAGGACTCTTTTACATGGGTAAAAATCCACTAAAATTAGATGTCCCTGAACTTAAAGGTGAAATACAAGTAGAATTTAATTTAAGGTATGGTGGTGGAAAATTATCTTTTCCAACAGATCCACCTACACCAGCTAGATCGGCTGGGCTAAGACTACAAGGTAGACTAATCACGAAAGGAAAATCTCCATACAGTTTAGATAATGTTGAAGATATTAAAAAGTTGTTTGGTGTAGAATGATACAACAAATCTTAACAGAAGCTAAGGAGGGCAAAAATGTCCATCTTGAACACATTGAAGACATGGTGTTCAATGAAGGTGTTACTGGCACTCGTAATGCTATCTTATTTCTTCGCAGTATTCGTGATATGCTATCTGGAAATTCTTCCAGAAGCGTTAATATTACCACTAAATGGGATGGGGCTCCCGCAATCTTCGCTGGGATTGATCCTGCCGATGGGGCTTTTTTTGTAGCAAAGAAAGGTCTCTTTAACGCTGATCCTCAGATGTACAAGACTGAGGACGATATTAAGACAAAACTATCTGGAGAGCTACAAGCTAAGTTTCTTGTGGCTCTCCGTGAGTTCAAAAAGCTCGGCATCAAGTCTGGTGTATACCAAGGCGACTTGATGTTCACTAAGGCTGATTTATCGAAAGAGAAAATTAAAGATCAAGACTATCTTACATTTCAGCCTAATACTATAGTATATGCTGTTCCTGCCTCTTCGCCTCTTGCAAAGAAGATTCGCAATGCCAGCATTGGTGTCGTGTGGCATACCACATATACAGGTAAGACCATTCAAGATATGAAAGCCTCTTTTGGTAAGGGTATTATCAATAAGATGAATTCAGTGCCATCTGTATGGATGGACGATGCCACTTATAAAGACGTAAGGGGAACAGCTACGTTTACAAAAGAAGAGACAGCAAATCTTACTGCTTTACTTTCACAAGCTGGTAAGATATTCTCTAAGTTACCAGCTAAAGCATTAAATGATATAGCAGGGAAAGAAGAGTTTCTAATTCGTTTAAAAGCGTTCAATAATACTAAGGTTAGGAAGGGTAAGTCTATTACTAGCGCCAGGAAACATGTATCTGAATTAATTAAATATTTTAAAGAGCATTATGAGAAAGAAGCCGATAAACGTAAAAGCGATAAAGGTAAACAATCTCAGCTTGATAAAATGAAAAATCTCATGACTTACTTTGATAATCACAGTAAAGATTTAGTAAAGATTTATGAGATTGTAATGCTTCTTACATCAGCTAAAGGTATGATTGTTCGAAAGTTAAATCAAGCTGGCTCTATACCTACCTTTTTAAGAACCACCTCTGGGTTTCGTGTTACAGATCAAGAGGGTTACGTTGCTATTGATAAAGTTGGCGGCGCTATTAAACTTGTTGATCGTATGGAGTTCAGTCGAGCAAACTTTTCTGCAGATGTTATTAAAGGTTGGCAAAGGTAAATATTATAAATAAACTTACAGTTAGTCTAAGGAAAACCTGGTAAGGATAAAATGAGTAAAACCGTCTTCGCCTTCGGGCGTATGAATCCCCCAACAATCGGTCACGAAAAGTTAGTCGCTAAACTAGAGAGCGAAGCGAAGCGCCGTGGCGCTATGCCTCATTTATATCTAAGCCATTCTCAAAATCCTAAAAAAGATCCTCTGCCATATAACACAAAGATTGCAATCGCTCGTAAAGCGTTTGGTAAGATGGTAACCAAATCATCTTCCAAAAATATTATCCAGATTCTACAAGAGCTAGAAAAGATGGGTCACACTGAGGTGGCTCTCATCGCTGGTAGTGATCGTGTACCAGAATTTAAATCTCTCCTGAACAAGTATAATGGTAAAGAATATAATTTCAAAAAGATTGAAGTTATATCTGCAGGTGAACGTGACCCTGACTCTGAGGGTGTGTCAGGTATGTCTGCTTCGAAGCTGCGTGCACTAGCTAAAGAAGGTGACTATGATGCATTCGCTAAAGGTATGCCTTCTAAACTAAGAGATGCAGATAAGAAAAAAGTTTATGATTCTATTCGATCTGCTATGGAGAGTTTTATTCTAGGTGAAGCACCAAGGATTCCTAGAAAAAAAGGTCAACCAGCAGGATCTGATAAGCACTCTGATCTTTATACAGACGAAAATCCAGAAGGTACAATTCATGGATTGAAGTTTGCGACAGAGAAAGACGCAGAGGCTAGTGTTGCAAAAATCAAATCATCTGATAGAACACATGCACATAAAATCCAGGCAGCAATTGCCATGGAACAACGTGCAAAAGTTGCTGGTAAAAAAGCAGCAGCGGCTGTTTATCGTTCATTTATTAATGATATGAAAAAGAAAACAAAAGAGATGAATAAAGAGGCAATTAAAATGACCGAAGAAATTATAACCGAGGATTTAGATCCAACTGATGAAGAATTAGATGAAATTTTAGATGGATTGGACGACGAATTATCTTGGGAGTGGGAAGAAGAGCAACTAGATCTTGAATTAGAGGAGGATCGACAGCCATTAACGCTCGCTCAACGTATGAAAAGAAAAATTTTGATGAAGAGATTAGCTCCTCAGATTCAAAGAAAAAGAAAGATTAAAATGCGCCGGAAAGCTGGTAAAGAAGATTTAAAAAAACGAGCTAGGAAAGCAGCTATCTTATTATTAAAGAAAAAAGTAGCTGGTCAAAAAGGTGCAGATTACAAATCATTATCTCCAACTGAAAAGATTGGGATTGATAAAAGAGTGCAGAAAAAATTAGGTGCTGTTGATAAATTAGCTAAGAGACTAATGCCTAAGATGATTAAGAAAGAGACTGAGAGGGTTAAAGCTATGAGGTCAGGGAAAACTAATGAGGCGTTTGAGATGTTATTTGAGAAACCAAAGGTTTCTCAAGATCCAGATGTTGATGAGCGTCCTGGTTCTCAACCAAAAAAATATTTTTCTGGAGTTCGAAGAAAAAGTAAAGAGGCTAGAGCGAAACATTTTGAACGTGGCACTAAAATGGATGATGATAATCCAGCAGCATATAAACCTGCTCCTGGTGATGCTGGTGCAAAGACTAAACCATCCAAGCATACCAAAAAGTTTAAGCAGATGTTTGGAGAGGATATTAACGAAGCGTTTGAAAGGATTATGACTGGCCTTGATGAAGCGGCTGAATATCTAGAAGAAAAGCAAATTGATGCACTCAAGAAGAAGTCAGAGAAGACTGGCATTCCATATGGTATTCTAAAACAAGTTTACAATCGTGGTATGGCAGCATGGCGCACAGGTCATCGCCCTGGTACAACACCACAACAGTGGGCGTTTGCTCGTGTCAACTCATTTGCCACTAAATCAAAAGGCACATGGGGTGGTGCAGATAAAGACCTCGCTGCTAAAGCTCGTGGTTCTATGAAGAAAGAAGAAGTCAGTGAAGCAGATCCATGTTGGGATGGTTATACGCAAGTTGGCATGAAAAAGGGTGCTGGTGGTAAGATGGTCCCTAACTGCGTACCAGAAGAAGTCGAGGTCGAAGAAAAGGTAGAGTTTGAAAAAGACAAAGAGTTTTCTAATCTTCGTAAGCCTAAAAAAACTACAAAATTTGAGTTAGACAAGGAACTCCGTAAAAAATCTAAAAGAGAGGCAGTATCGCCAGCACAACAGGCTGCTATTGCAATCGCTAAGAAAAAGTCTGGTAAGTATGATGATGAAGGTAAAAGGATCGAAGAAGGTTCAGATATTTTACAGAGCCCACGTGATGGTATTCGTTTAATTGTTCGCAAGCATACAGATGGTAAGCGATATGTTCTGAAAATGATGACTCAAAATAAACCAGGTGAGCCAAAGATTCTATCAAAGAAAGATGCTGAAAAACAAATCTCTGCGCTCAAGCGTCTGGGTTGGAAGAAGGCAACTAATGAAGAGGGTGGTGCTGGAGAAGAGGGCACATACGAGTTAGTTAGAAAGTATAAAAAAGATACTCCTATGCAAGAGAGTGATGCCGTGAACGATTTAAAAAAAGATCATGATAAGGAGAAAGAAAGATTAAAAGACAAACATGATCGTGAGATGGATAATGCAAGATTACGTGATACAAGATCTAAAAATATGGATGAGGAGTTTGAAAGTCTTTTCGAAGAACCTTGCTGTGATGATTGCTTAGATGAGGATTATGGTTGGACAGAAGAAACAGATCTTGTTGTAATTAACGAGGCGGAGGCTGAATATCAAGGTCGTAAAGTGAAGTTAAATAATCCAACACGTTCTGACAATCCAAAGAAGAAAACAATGGTATACGTCAAGAATGATAAAGGAAATGTTGTCAAAGTTTATTTTGGCGATCCTAATATGTCTATTAAACGTGATGACCCAGAAAGAAGGAAAAATTTTAGAGCTCGACACAACTGTGATAATCCTGGGCCTAAATGGAAGCCTAGATATTGGTCGTGTAAGTTCTGGAGTAGCAAAAAAGTATCGGACCTAATGAAAGGTTAAATCCTTTTATAAATATAACAAATTCTAATAAAGAGGAACAAAATGTCAAACTTATTTAATAAACCAGATAACCTTGTTGATATGGTCCGTCAAATTATTTCTGGCGAACCAATCGAAGAGAAGAAGAAAGAAGAAGAACTTGATCCTGTTGGTAAAGAGGACGATGATGTAGATAATGACGGTGATGTTGATTCTTCTGACAAATATTTGAAGAAGCGTCGTAAGGCAATCTCAAAGGCTTTGAATGAGAAAGAGCCAAAGAAGAAAATCAATGCTTCTCATTGTGAAGAAGTCGAACTAGGTGAAAACTATAGAAAAGCTGCTCTCAAAGGTATTGGTGCTGAAACAGCAAACAGTATAAAAGTTGGCACAGGTGTTGATTACTATAGTCCAAAAGACGGTAGTAAGCACATGGGCAAGATTACCAGAATGGATAAGAATGGATACGAGGTTAAAGATGATAAGACTGGTAAGACTTTTAAGTTTAAGTATTATTCTAAAGATGCAATGAAAGAGGAGACTCTTGACGAGGCTGAGCACGAGGACGGTGACGGTGAGAAAATGACCGACGCTCAGAAAAAAGATATGGATGGCGACGGCGATAAAGAAAAAGCTGAAAAGAAGAAAAAGAAGAAAAAAGATGATGAGGATGGATCTGAAGAAAAACCTGATAAGGTCGATACAGAACCTGAGAAAGACGATATGAAGACAATGATGTCCGAGCGTGAGATGACAGATAAAGAGAAAGCCAAACTCGACAAACTAAAGAAGAAGTACGAGGGCGGTGAGATGCATAAGTCAATGAAAGATCAGTATGGTGAAAAGGCTGATGCAGTTTTCTATGGCAAGCTAACTAAAATGGCAATGGGTGAAGAAATCGATTTCAACGAATCTAAGTATAATAAGGATGCTGTAGATAAGGCGATCAAACGTGATCCTCGTATTAAAGGTAAAGAGGCTAAGATGATTCATCGCCTTTTGAAAGGTCGTACAGGTAAAAAAGAAGAAACTGATCTTGGCGAAGATGATCAAGAGCTTGGTAAAATTTCTAAGGAGCTAGATGGTGCATCAAAGATGCATAAAGGCCAAGCTGATAGAATCAGAAAAATGCTCAAAAAAGATGATGTGAAAGAAGCTAATGATGAAGAAAACGACACTAATCTTATTATGCAACTTCGTAAAGCAGTTTCTTTGCGTGGTAATAAAGTAAAGTTTGGAGATGGTAAATCAGTTGTTGTCTCTGATAAAGATGCACAGAAGTTTATGGGTATGTTCAGCAAACTCAAGAAGCCCGTTGAAAAAGAAATGCTAATGAAGAGTGCTGCTAAGAGTCATAAACACTTTATGAATGCTCTTGCTGGCAAAGTAGAAAAACCAAAATCAGGTGGATTAGATTTACCAAAAATGAAATCGGAGAAGTAAAACATGAAAACTTATGATGAATTGATGAAACTAACAAAGTTACAGTTAGAAGAATATGGCAGAACTCTTGGTGTAGAGTTAGACAGGAGAAAAAAGAAAGATTCTCTAGTCACACTTCTAATTGATATTCAAGAGTTATGTAAACCTAAAAAAGAGGAACCTCCTCGTGTTGAGGAGGAAAGTAGGGAGAGTTGTGGATTCTTTGCATGGCTCGACCGATTATTTTCGTAATGCCGAGTAGTGGGCAACCCATGAAAAGAGAAAGGAAAACAAATGTCAACTTGGGGTTTCGATCACGAAGATACAACTAGTGCTTCTGGCACAGATGCAGCAGAAGGTTTAAAAAGAGGTCAGCAGCCTTTTTCATCTGCCGACAGCATGGCATCTAAGCGTAATGTTATTGGTACATCGCTTGGTTGGGTTCGTCGTACTAATTACACAGACACACACGGTAACGCTCGTAAGAAAGAAGAGATTCTTGTAGCAGCACATCCTGGTGGTGGTTCTAACAGCTACGCTGATATGATCCATCTTGGCAATCCAGATATTGCTCAAATATTTGTTACATTGAATGCTAATAACGTAGTCTCAGCTAATACGTCTGCTGTTGTACATGTAGTATTTAACCAACCTGTAAAAGTTAAGCCATCTTCAAATGTTATGAGCATTGCTGTTGCTAACACAGCAGGTGGCAACAATATTAACGCTTATCTGCTTGCTCAAGGTCCAGCTGGTAATACAGGTATCAATGCTAACAATACGTTGATCTTTACTACACCAGCCATTCAAGGTGGTACTGGTTCAGCTAAAGGTACATACAAAGTAGAGGCACAAGCAATCACTGTTGCTGGTGGTGGCAATCCAATCTACAATCCAGAGATTGGTGTTGTTGCTTCAGCCAACTTAACTATTGTTGGTGCTGTATCAAACAACATGCTAGATGGTGTTGGCACAAAGATTACATCTTTCCAAGTCAGCCCAGAAGGTGTATAAGGATTTAACAAATGGCAGATAAGAAGGTAACACAACTTACAACATTAGCAACACCAAATGATGAAGACCTTCTTCTATTGGTCGATGATCCTAATGGAACACCAGTAAGCAAAAAGATTGATGTAAAAACATTCTTTGGTAGCATTCCATCGAATACATCTATTACAGGAACTATGACAGTTTCTGGTAATGGTACGTTCTCTGGTAGCAATACAGTGTTCTCATCTAATGTTGTAGTTACAGGTACAATGAGACCATCAAGTTTCATTGTAAATGCTAACAAACTAACTATCAACACAAGCATTACTCCATCTACGAATAATGCAACTACTGAGTTAGGCGCACCTACTTCAGATAGACCTCACGACGGAACATTCTTCTGGGATGCGGACTATATATATGTAGCGGTGTCGAACACAGTAATTAAACGTGCAGCACTAAGTACGTTTACATAAGAAGGGGTAGGAGATGACCTGGCTTGTTGTATCACTATTATTAACGTTACCTTTGTTGGTAACGTGGTCTTACAGAGGCGGGTCAATCCCTGGTCAACAGAGTTGGGGGTTCGTGGGTAAATCACGTCCCCTTACTCTCCTTTCTACTCCTGTATTCATCGCCCTATCTTCGTGGGCAGTTTTACATCCATTCAATATGCATGAGTGGTTATTGTTTGGAGCTGGCATTGTGTTGTTCTTTGCTGCACAGACTCCTGGGTGGGGCGCACAGATGGATCTTGGCAGACATTGGAGTAAAGATGATGAATGGGGATATCAAATTAGAGATTGGATCTTTGGTAAAGAGAAACCATTACTTGATGAAAATGGAAATCAAATGACACGTGATGGTAAGCTGATGATTATTGGTAATCATAAAAGAGACTTATGTGGGTTGTATATGCGAATGGCATGGTTTATTCTTCCGGCCATCGCTTGGTACTTTGTACATCCACTACTAGCACTGGTTCCACTATCTATGTTATTGTCACCCATGATCTGGAATCACGAATATAAAAACATTATTAAAAAAGGTAAACATCCATCAGACGTTGTTCCGTTTGGTGGAGTGATTGGTCACTCTTGGGTAGAGTTTTACATTGGTGTTATGTTAATGATTGTAACAGCAGCGGTGAATACTCTAATTTATATGACATGATATTAACTGAAGATAACTTAGAGTTATTTGCTGCTAAGTGTTATATTAATAATAATTGCATTGATATTGATGAGTTCAAAGAGGATTTTAGTCGACTTAAATATATCAAGAGATTAGTAAAAAGGTATGAGGTATACGGCGAATTAAGAGAAAGATTAATAATTAATCATTTAGTAATCATGTATAATGTGTTTGAAGGTAAAGGTTGTACCAGGATGATATTTTATAAAATGCGTAAATCATTACCAGTTATTACACCGTTTCTTTTATTGCTCAAAAGGTTGCCCAAAGAAGTATTGAACGAAGATAATAAAGTTATTTACACAACAGATATTGTTATGGATCAAGATGTGATAACAGCACTAAGGAAAATTTAATGGGTCAGGTAGTAGACTTATTTCTAGTTTATCAGTTTATCAAGAGGTTGTCTACTCCTTTTGAGAATACTAAAGCATATGAACTAGGACTCATAGATGACAAAGGTAAACGATTAAAAAAAGCATCTACTCGTGACGAGAAAAATGCTATGACTTACTACGATCGCCTTATCTTTAATTTAAAAAGACTTATTGCAAAAGCTGGCATTCAGTCAAGATTTGTGACATTCGCTGCTGCTTTGTTTTTATTAAAAGAAGAACAAAGTAATGTAAAGCGAAAAGAGGAAGTAACAGAAAAAGAGTTGATGTTATTCAAGGAGCAGAATATGTCAACAATTAAAGATTTGGTGGAACTTACAGAAGAAGCTCCTGCAAATGCTGTCGGTACAGGAAATATTGCTGGTGCAGGTCCGGGTGAAGATCCACCAATTAGTATGAGAGTTTTGAAGAGACATCGAAATAAAAATAAACAACAAGCTAATACTGTTGGTCGAAAAGAATTTCATCAAATGAGGAGGTAAAAATGGTTGCATGGTTAGCAGGTCATGTAGATTGGTTCTGGCTGGTAGTTGGTCTACTAGTTGGTTGGAATCTCATGAAACAACCAAAGTGGGTAGCAGATCTACTAGGTTGGTCTTGGGCTAAAGTTACATCGTTCATTCCAAAAGCGCCTAAGTAATGGCTGTTTCGGTAGAACATATTATTAAAGAGATTATTCGTCGTGAGGGTGGATATGTAAATCATCCTAATGATAGAGGTGGTCCTACGAAGTATGGCGTCACACAGAGAACACTCTCGAGATATCTAAAGCGGGACGCCTCTATCGAAGATGTAAAGCATATGACTGAAGAAACAGCGTATGAAATCTATGAGCGAGACTATTACGAAGGTCCACGTATAAACACTCTTCCAGGCGCTCTACAGCCGATTGTAACAGATGCCTCTGTATTATATGGGCCCAGGCGTGCAATTAAATTTGTACAACAGATTGTCAATGAGGCAGGATTTGGGCCTTGTACTGTTGATGGTATCCTCGGCCCTAATACCAGAAAACAAATCAAAGCAGCTCATACCAAGATGGGTAAGTTTCTCATCAACGCATATGTAGAAGAACGTATTGAGTTCTGTGAACGTATCGTACACAATAATCCTTCACAGTCGGTCTTTCTCAAGGGTTGGACCAATCGTGCTAACGAATTCAGAGTGAGGTAATCATGTTAGGTAGTTTAGTATCAAGTGGCCTTGGTAGTATTCTAGGTGGTGCAAACAACTTAGCAAAAACTGTTTTCGGTGATCAAGCAGCAAAAGAAGCTGCTATTCACAAAGAGCAGATGGAATTACAAAAGGGTTATCAAGCCGAGTTTCTTGCACCTGAGAAACATGGTTGGTTCAATCAACTAGTCGATGGTGCTAATCGTCTGGTGCGACCATTGTTTACATATGGCATCGTCGCACTCTTCGTATGGGCGTGTGTTGATCCAGTTGAGTTCACTATGACCGTACAAGCACTAGGCGTCATTCCTGAATTACTATGGTATATTATGATGACTATCATTGGCTTCTGGTTTGGTGGTCGTCTTCTCGAAAAGGCACCCATGCGTGTCAGTAAAAAAGAGATGACAGCAGCGAAGACTGTTGCTAAAGAGATTGCTGAAGAGAGAGATTTGTGGGAAGATAAATATGAGCAAGTCGATAAAGACATTCCTAAAACGTCTACAAATAAAGTTGTAGCGGAGTGGCAAGAGAAGTCAAATAAAAAGACTTCCACTAAATCATCTACGAAACCTAAACCAGCAGCAAAGAAATTTCTTGGCGTGACTGTTAAAGAGGTGGATGAGGACGATTTCCAAGATGAGCGATAAAGATCTCGCTACTGATGTTAAAATTATTCAGAATGATCTAAATTCTTTTCAGAATATTTTAGATCGTTTTGATACTACTATCAATAAACTTACTGATGTAAGTAACACTCTTAACAAACTTATTGCTGTCCAAGAGTCACGAATAGATACGCAAGAAAAGTCTATCGAAATCGTACACAAGAGAATTAGCGATATGAAAGAAGAGTTACACGAAGAGATGGCTGGTCATTATCAGACCATTCTAGATGAACTAAAAGAAATGAAAGAAGCGCAGCAGAGACACGCTGAAGAAATGTCTAGTCGTGTCTCTAATCTAGAGAAGTGGCGTTATGCTGTCATGGGAGCCGGTATCGTTGTTGGTTTCTTATTAGCTGAATCTACTATATGGGATAAATTATTTTAAAACCCAACATAGAAAATGTAAAACCTAGTCAAGTCTCTGTCAAGTAAAAAAAGTTCTTGTCAGAGACTTTTTTATGATATATGATGATTGTTTGACTGGAGGTGAATATGATTTGGATAGATACTAAGTATGCTAATTTATTATCGGTAAAACTTGAACGTTATAATGTTAAGAGTCACAATCCTTTCTTAGCTAATTTCCGTTGCCCCATCTGTGGCGATAGTCAAAAGAGTAAGACTAAAGCACGTGGTTATCTACTAACTCATAAGAGTGGGTTGGTAATGAAATGTCATAACTGTAATGCTTCTATGAGGTTTGATAAGTTTATTGAATATGTAGACGAACCATTGTATCGTCAATATAGACTTGAAAAATTTACAGGAAAATCAAATAAAAAAGAGTTAAAACAAAAGTTTAATTTCTCTCCTCAAGATAAAATAATTGAAAACAAAACCTTAAACGATATTATAGAATCAGTTGATAATTTAGAACAAAACCACCCTGCAGTTCAGTACTGTCTAAGTAGAAAACTTCCATCTTATAAATTATCTTACATCTATCATATAGATGATGTCTCAAAAATTGCCTCGGTTTTACCAGAGTATAGGGACAAGATCACAACTGACGAACCAAGACTTGTTCTCCCATTTTACGATAGGGAGAACAATCTCGTTGGCCTCACTATGAGAGCCATTGATAATAGTCGTTTGCGCTACCTGACGGTTCGGGTTGATGATACTAAGCCAATGATTTACGGATACGATCAGGTTAATTTATCTGAACGTATTATATGTGTTGAAGGACCAATAGATAGTTTGTTCCTACCTAATGCTGTTGCCGTTGGAGGTAGTGATATGAATAAAGCTATTGATCTATTACCTGACGATACTATTTTCGTGTTTGATAATCAGCCACGAAACAAACAGATTTGTTCTCTTATGAACAAGGTTATAAACAAAAATCGGTCAGTTTGTATTTGGCCAAATGCTATGATGGGGAAGGATATTAATGATATGGTAAAGCTAGGTTATAAAGATGTTCCAGGCATTATACATAATAATACCTTTTCTGGCCTTGAAGCGAAAGCACAACTATCACTATGGAGAAAATGTTGAAATATTTTGAACCAAAAACCAGACTTATCTCAATTACAAAACCTGTTATCGAAGATTTAGAAACTGCTGAAGAGCTGATTGCTTTCACAGCAAGAGTTTCTAATCCTGGTAATCAGTTGAATAATGAGACCGCACACAAGTTACTTAGATATTGTATCAAACATGCACATTGGTCAATTTTTGAGATGGTAGATGCCACGATAGAGATTGAATGTCCACGAGACATCGGCCGGCAGATTTTACGGCATCGCACATTTACCTTTCAAGAGTTTAGTCAGCGATATGCTGAAGCAGAAGAATACACATGGAGGGAGCCAAGATTACAAGACGAGAAGAACAGACAGAATAGTCTGGAAGGTGTAGATAAAGATACACGAGACGCATGGCAGCTTATTCAAACTAATGCTCTTATCCAAGCAAAGAAAGATTATAAGTGGGCGCTAGGAATGGGCATAGCAAAAGAAGTTGCAAGAACCATCTTGCCAGAGGGTCTTACTATGTCAAGAATGTACATGAAGGGATCATTACGTTCTTGGATTCATTATTGTGACCTTCGTTCTGGTCATGGTACGCAAAAAGAACATATGTTAATCGCACAAGATTGTTGGAAGCTCATCGCCAATAAGTTTCCATCAGTAGTACAAGCAGTAAAGGAATAATAAAAATGGCAAATTCATCCAATCATCTACCTACAGAATATCAACAGTTCATTCACCTTTCACGCTACTCTCGATTTTTATGGGAGGAGGGTCGCCGTGAAACTTGGACTGAGACTGTATCAAGATATTTTGACTTCTTCAAAGAAGACTTAATGGAAAAACATAATTACGATTTACCGGACTCTGATAGAAATGAGTTAGAAGAAGCTGTACTAGATTTGAAAGTAATGCCATCTATGAGATGTTTGATGACTGCTGGACCTGCTTTGAAAAAAGAAAACATCGCTGGCTATAACTGCTCTTATCTCGCTATCGACCGTGTTCAGGCATTTGATGAGTTGTTGTACATTCTTATGAACGGTACTGGTGTTGGCTTCTCTGTTGAGCGTCAGTTTGTAACTAAACTACCTGTTGTTGCTGAAGACTTCAATGACACAGAAACCACAATTACCGTAGCAGACTCTAAGATTGGTTGGGCAAAGGCATTGAAAGAGTTGCTTGCTCTTCTATGGCAAGGTCAGGTACCACAATGGGATATGTCAAAGGTTCGTCCTGCCGGCGCACCACTCAAGACATTTGGTGGTCGTGCTTCTGGTCCAGGCCCATTAGAAGACTTATTCAAGTTCGCAGTCAAAATCTTTCAAGGTGCTGCTGGTCGTAAGCTATCATCATTAGAGTGCCATGATCTTGTGTGTAAGATTGCTGAGATCGTTGTTGTTGGTGGCGTTCGTCGCTCTGCTCTTATCTCACTATCAAATCTATCAGATGATCGTATGCGTGATGCTAAAGCAGGTCAGTGGTGGGAGCACAACACACAGCGTGCATTGTCTAACAACTCAGCTTGCTACACAGAGCGTCCAGACATTGGCATCTTCATGGATGAGTGGAAGTCTCTCTATGACTCTAAGTCAGGCGAGCGTGGTTTATTCAATCGTGCATCTGCTAAGAAGCAGGTAGAGAAAACAGGTCGCCGTGAAGTCGATCATGAGTTTGGCACCAATCCATGCTCTGAGATTATTCTACGTGACCGAGAGTTCTGTAACCTATCAGAAGTCGTTATTCGTGCTACTGATAGTGTCGAGTCACTAAAAGAAAAAGTTCGTCTGGCTACTATTCTTGGTACGTTTCAGTCTATTCTTACTAACTTCAAGTATCTCTCTAAGAAATGGAATGAAAACTGTACTGAAGAACGTTTGTTAGGTGTATCACTCACAGGTATTATGGATAACGATTTGACGAATGGTCGCCGTGGTTTAGAAGAAACCGCAAAAGTTTTGGAGGAACTAAAGAGTGTTGCTGTTGAAACAAATAAAGAGTGGGCTGCTAAGATTGGTATCCCACAGAGTGCCTCGGTCACTTGTGTTAAACCTAGTGGAACTGTTTCTCAACTTACTGATGCTGCCTCTGGCATTCATGCTAGACATAATCCATATTATGTACGAACGGTTAGAGGCGATAAGAAAGACCCTCTCGCAATTATGATGGCCGATATGGGCTTCCCATGCGAAGATGATGTTATGAAGCCAGATCATACTTTGGTGTTCTCATTCCCCATGAAGTCACCAGATCAGGCTGTGTTTCGCACAGACATGACTGCTATTGAGCAGTTAGAGTTGTGGAAAGTCTATCAAGATGCCTGGTGTGAACACAAACCATCTGTCACTATCTCTGTCAAAGAAGACGAGTGGATGGACGTTGGTGCATGGTGCTATAAATATTTTGACTATATGAGTGGTGTATCATTCTTGCCATTTAGCGATCATACATATAGACAAGCACCATATCAAGATTGTTCTGAAGACGAGTATCAGAAACTACTTGGTGAGATGCCAAAAAACGTTGATTGGTCTTTACTATCTAATTACGAATCAACAGACCTAACTCTCGGCGCACAAGAAATGGCTTGTGCTGCTGGTGGGTGCGAGATTGTTTAATGTCTTCCCCTTGTCAGTCAATTTGTACCTTATCAGATTGCGGAACATTCTGTGTAGGATGTTTCCGTAATCTTGATGAGATTTCTGGTTGGATGACGTATACTAAACAACAAAGAAAAGAGATTGCTGTCAAACTAAAAACAAGACGTAAAATCTTTCTAGAAGGAGCAAAGGATGGCAGCAGAAACATTTAGTTGCATTGAGTGTGGTTCTGAATTTGACATTATACATAATGAGAAAGGTTCTATTGAGTTCTGTCCATTTTGTGGAGAAGAACTCATGACAGAAGAAGAGCTTGATGAGTGGCGTGAAGAAATGTGGGATGAGGATGAAGAGGAATAAATGTACGAGAACCCTTGGACTTACAAGGGCGAGATTTTTGATGAAAGTTTAGTTGACAAGTATTATGGATTCGTTTATAGTATTACTTGCCCAGATGGTAGAATGTATATAGGTAGAAAGGCGTTTTGGTTCATGCGTAAGTTACGTGGAGCCAAACGCCGTTCTAAAATAGAAAGTGACTGGCGCAAGTATTATGGCTCTAGTGAGATTGTCAAAGAGATGGTCAAAGAACTAGGCCCAGATAATTTCAAGCGTGAGATACTTTCATTACATATTACTAAAGGCGAAATGAATTATACAGAGGTCAAGGAGCAGTTTCAGAGAAACGTCCTTGAGTCTGAAGACTATATAAATGATAATATCAATGGTAAGTATTTTAAATCGAGAGTTTCAAAATGGACGGAAGTAATAACGTAATTGATTTTGTCAAAGAGAAAGAACGCAAAGAAGCAATCGAATGGGTTGCTCGACAGTTTGCTGAAGCAGACGAAAATATTAGATTCGATATAGAGTTCACAAAAATAGATCAGTATGATCATAGTAAAAATTATACAACTTTTTTAGCGAAAACAAAAGATGACAATGACAATGACGATGATGAACCAAAGGGAGCTGCGTGATGGCTAGTGAAGATGTAAGGATTCAACAGAAATCTGTAGTAAGGTGGAAGTTACATAATGGTATAAAAGAACCTATGCGTTATGATTATAAGCTAGATGAAAATTCAATAGTGTATGATCTTGGTGGATATAAAGGTGACTGGGCTGCTGAGATCAATAAGAAATTTAATTGTAAAGTTTTAGTATTAGAGCCATTTCCAAAATGGTTCAATCATTGTAAAACAAGATTTGCCGATAATCCTAAAATTGAAGTATATTGCGTAGGAGCTAGTGATCGGTTTGAGCAAGCTACTATGAGTGATGGTAATCAAGGTGGTTCAATCCATTTAGGTGGAGATGAGACTATTGAGTTAGTAGACTTTGCAAAGTTTTCCGAAGGCCGCCAAGATAAGATTGATTTGATTAAAGTTAATATTGAAGGTGAAGAGTTTCCTGTTCTTGATACCTTGTATAAAAATAATATGCTTTCTAAGATCAAGGATCTACAGATTCAAACTCATCCTTTTGTTAAACAAGCTCGTATCAAATATATGACCATGGATTACCAGCTGAATACTACACACAAGAAAACATATTTCTATCCATGGATTTGGGAAAACTGGACTTTGAGGTAATAATGTATTCTGATTTTGTAAACCGTAATGACTTATTTGATCTGCTTGAGAACCGTGGTGATTATAACCAGTTAAATATGGACGACCTTGAAACACAAGCAGGTGCGTCTGATATTAATCATAAAGAGTTCGTGAAAGTATGTCAAAAGATATTTCCTTTTGATAAAAACCCTTGGATCTATACAAATCACAAAGCGTTGAATAGACCACCGTTCAATGAGATGTATCCAACATCTCGTGGGCTTCATGCCTTTCGTCGTTACTTTTCTCAGATGGCTCATCAACATCGTGCGAAAGATGGTAATGATCAGTTTGATAAGGTAGGATTAGTTGTCTTCGAGAAGTTTGCACCAGCACGTTGGTTAAAAGCTGCTAGAGAGGAGATCGAAGCATTTCCGATTGGTGTAAATAAACAACCATTCAATATTCTCACTCAAAACAAAGATGTCTCTCCTACTCTTAATAAAATCTCTGAGAGAACTTATAAACATATTGTTAAGTGCTTGGGTGGTGAGACTGATGAGATTCGAGCTAAGTTCTTAGAGAATACCTTTGCTCAGAGAGTACACAACAAGCCTGATGATAACGATCATCAAAAGTTAGCACACGTTGACACATTCTTTCCAGCTATCAAATGGTGGTGGTTTCCTGATGAGGTCAAGTTAGAACACGGACCGTTTCACTATGCAAAAGGTAGTTGTTATCCAACTGATACATATCTTGACTGGATTTATCAAGAATCTATGAATGTAATAGAGGATAAGTATGAAAAGTGGAAAGGTAAAGATCATATGGAAGGCTCTTATCGTGCAAGTGAAGAAGAGCTTATTGCTATGAACTTTGAGCTTGAGCCCATTACAGTAAAAGCTAATACATTAGTGATTGCTAATGTTGCTGGTTTCCATAGTCGTGGTCAAGTTAAGAAAGAATATATAAGAAGTGCTATCCACGGAAGCATTCGTATCGAAAAACCCTTTGAGTGGTGATATGATTGAGATTAGATCAAAGATTAATAATCGTCTACTTCACATGGTGTATCGTTGGGAAGATTTAAAGGAACAACGTGAAGATGTAGCGCCAGAGAATCAATTCATTCAAGTATCTGCTCTAGACCTGAAGAAAGATAAAACGTTTAAACCACATCGACATATCTGGAAACCTGCACCTCGTGATAGAGTAGTAGCACAGGAGTCTTGGTGTGTCATGAGTGGTAAAGTCTTGGCTCACTTCTATGATTTAAATGATAAATTATTAGAAACTGTAGAATTGAACGAAGGTGATATCTCTCTAACATTTGAAGGTGGTCATACTTATACTATTTTAGAAGATGCTCGTGTATACGAATATAAAACTGGTCCATATGAAGGCCAAGAGAAAGATAAAGTATTTTTAGATGGCTAATTACCATATCAGAGGTGGGTTGGGTACACAGATTATTTCTGTAATGATGGCATATGCCATGGCTATAGAAAACAAAGAGACTGTGGATACTCTTTACTTTAATTATGGTAATTACTTTAACCCTCTGACAAAAGATATTAATATCTGGTTTATTGATGATGTGCTTTACTTTAAAACCAAAAAACCCGAAGTAGTTTCTATCGTAGGTCAAGGTAAGGTTGATATATCAAGTACAAATAATATCGAGTTACTCGCAAAGAATATTGAAGAAGTAAGAAAGAATCTACGACCTAGATTATATTTTCAAACACGTAAGACCTTACTTCATATGAGAGGATTAGATCGTGCTCTCGTTAGTCCTGACACTTACCAAAAGTTTCAACAGAACGAGAGACCAGATTTAGTATTAACTGATGATGATAAGTTAGAAGGGCAGACTGGCGATCCTATAAAAGATTGGCGAAAGGTTCTAACGGCTCGTCGTGTTATCGGAGGATATTCTAATTACACTATCTCTTGTGCTTTATTGAATCCTAAACAAACGCTAGAGATTATTGGTAAAGAATATTCATGGGGCGGCGACGACAAGTTGTGGGGAGCTGTTAATAAATTAGTTGACTGCTTCTCTAATATAAGGTATTATAATGAGAGTAGGTGATGATGTAATTATATCTGAGTTCTCTGAGATCAGGTATAAAGACAAAGTAATTATTGGTAAACATAACGCTATTGACTTTGGATTTGTTTGTAGTACACAATTGACGATTGGGAACTTCTGTCACATTTCGCCACATGTTTCTATTATTGGTGGGAAGGCAGCAAGTTTTATTATGCATGATTTTTGTTTCCTATCATCAGGTGCAAGAATTGTATGCGCTACAGAGAAATTTAGAGGTGATGGCCTTATTGGTCCAATGATCCCTGAAGAATATAAAGATATCGTTTTAAATAAAGAAGTGATGATGGACAAACATTGTGGGGTGCTAACTAACGCTGTAGTCCTTCCCGGTGTTACAATGGCTGAAGGCTCAATATTAGGAGCTAACTCGCTTTTAAAAGAAGATACAGAGCCTTGGACTATATACGCTGGTAATCCTGCTGTACCTATTAAGAAAAGAAGGTACGGTACGATTAAACAGTATGAAAGGGAGATTTATGAGCGATACTATTGAATATGATGCTTGGCCTATCGGCAAGCTACCGAAAGAGTTTCAGAGACCTGAATTAGATCAAGTTAAAGAGCTGGGTTATCACTGGGCAGACCCACGAGATATTATTGACACTTTCGAAAAGAAGGTGGCAAGATTCGCTGGTTCTAAGTATGCAGTATCGATTGATTGTGATAGTCACGCCATTTTCTTAGCGTTGATTTTAACTAAGAAAAAGATAGCAGACTCAAAGAGTCATGTAGTTTATCCAGACATTAAGATTCCACGACATACATATGTATCAGTACCACAGCAAATTATTCACGCTGGGTTCAAGGTAGAATTTACAGATGAGAAGTGGCACGGTGTATATAAGCTAGACCCATATGATATCACAGATGGTGCTGTTCGGTGGACAAAAGGTATGTATGAAGGTGGCTTACACTGTGTTTCGTTTCAAATCAAAAAACGTATACCGATTGGTCGGGGTGGTATGATTTTACTTGACGACAAAGAGGATTATGAGTATCTTAAAAAGATTAGATATGATGGGCGTGATTTAGACGGTCCATATGATGACGATCCATTTGAGCATTTAGGGTGGCACTATTATATGACGCCAGAAGATGCTGCTCGTGGTATCATTCTCATGGATCAAGTACCAGAAGAAAATGAAGATTACGCTGGATGGGAGAATTATCCAGACGTATCGAAAGCGAGGTTTTTACAAAAATGAAAAAAGCATTGATTACGGGTATCTCAGGGCAAGACGGAAGCTATTTAACTGAGTACCTACTTGACCTTGGATATGAAGTCCATGGAATTGTACGTCGACATAGTGTTGCCGAAGATCAAAGCACACGATTAAAAGATACTAATGATAGTATCACTACACATTATGGTGATTTACTAGACGAACACTCACTCTATAGTATCGTAGCAGCAATCCAACCCGATGAAATTTATAATCTGGCAGCGATGAGTCAGGTTCGAATCAGCACTGATATTCCAGCATTTACTCTGAAAACGAATGCATTGGGTGTTTTGAACATGCTAGAGGTTTGTCGTACTGTTGCACCAGAGGCAAAGTTCTACCAAGCATCTTCAAGTGAGATGTTTGGCAACTCTGTAGATGATGATGGTATGCAGCGTATGACGACACCTATGAACCCTGTCAGCCCATATGGGTGTGCGAAAGTTCTAGGATATAACTTGACAAGACACTATCGCAACGCTTATAATCTACATGCTTGCAATGGCATTTTATTCAATCATGAGTCGCCTCGTCGTGGCACTAACTTTGTGACAAATAAGGTTGTTAAGAATGCTGTACTTATTAAGAAGGGGTATCTCGAAAAACTAGAGATGGGTAACATGGACAGTAGTCGTGATTGGGGTCACAGTTATGACTATGTTCGTGCTATGCATAAAATTATCAACTACGAAGAAGCATCAGACTTTATCGTATCCACTGGTGAGACACATACGGTTCGTGATATGTGTGATTATGTGTTCACACAACTTGGCATGAACTATCAAGAGCACGTGGTACAGAACCCTAAGTATATGCGACCAGAAGAGTTAAAGTATCTCTGCGGTGACTCAACAAGAACGAGACAGGTGCTTGATTGGCAGCCTACATATACATTCGAGACAATGCTAGATGAAATGATTGAACACTGGATGGGAGAGATTTAATGATTGGTAATCATAATAATAGAACATGGTTTGACCGAGGTGCACTACGATACATGCGTAATCAATATGGCGTAGATACTATGATTGACATCGGCTGCGGTACGAAGAGTCAAACTAAAACTGCACTATCTATTGGATATAGTGAGGCAGTTGCTATCGACGGCGATGAAACTATTCAACCTGATATTTTGATTGACTTTAACAGGAAGCGCCTTAAACTAGACAAAGACTACGACCTTGCTTGGTGTGTAGAGGTTCTTCCTTACATCGACGAGAAAAAACTTCGTAACTTGAAGGATGCTTTTTTGAGATGTAAGTATGTAATCGCTACTGCTACTATTTGGTCTAATAAAGAATATCCAAACAACAATAAACGCCAGTGGTATCTTGACAAGTTTAAGTCTTGGGGGTTAGAATATGATGATGATATTTACAAAGAGATTGTGGAGCATTCGCTGATGGATCGTAAGAATCATGAATCTGGTAACTATACTTGGTTAGAGCGCACAGGCATGTTTTTCAAGAATCCTAAGTTCTTTGGAGAAACTGTTCAGCCCGTTGATGATGAGATTGAATTACTTGATATTGATGATGAGATTAAAGTAATGGCTGATCCTGCGTTTGAAGCATCTGAAAGTCCTCAAGAGAAAATGGAAGATGGAGGTACTTTCGGATGAGTGATAGGGTGAAGTTGTTTGTCGGGTGCTGTAGTAACGGCGAAGATGCCGAGTCAATGGCTGTTCTTGAGTATTCCGTCAAAAAGAATAGCAGTCTCCCCGTTGACATTACTTGGATGATGCAGACACACGATGAGACTTCACCCTATTATGGGTGGGCCACGGAAACCTGGGCTACTCCCTTCTCAGGTTTCCGTTGGTCCTTACCTGAAGTTTGTGGGTATAAGGGTAGAGCAATCTACTGTGATAGTGACTTTATCTGGCTCAGTGATATCGCTAAACTGTGGAATCAAGAGTTTGAGCCTGGTAAGATCGTCATGGCAAAGGGTGGAGAAAACTCATGGCGCTACTGTTGTTCACTATGGGATTGTGAAGCAGCGGACGGTGTCATGCCACAGTTAGCAATGATTAAAATAACTCCATTTGCTCATCAGTCTTTGATGAACCAGTTTTCTCAAAATCGTCAGATTGTTCAAGCGTTTGAAGGAAACTGGAACTGTATTGATGGCGAGGACTTGCCACTTGACGAGATTGATGCTTTGCATTATAGTGATATGAGTACACAATTTCATCTACCAAAAGCAGTTGCCCGCATGGAAGGCACTGGTATCAAGCATTGGTTTGATGGTACGATGAAACCACACTGGCGTAAAGACTTACAAGAAGAGTTTGATCGTCAGCTTGTGGAGGCAGAAGAGGCAGGATATAAAGTAGAGAACTATATTCCTACTGGTAATGAACTATTCGGTGACTATATTAAGGAATCGCAAAAGCATTATGCCAAAGCACATAAATGGAGTCAGTGATGAGAAGCTATATCTTTGCAAGTTGTGATGAAAAGTACTTTATGGATCATGGCTATCATTTTGCAAGTAGTGCTAACAAACAAGGTGTAAGAGCTTGGATTGATATTATATCTCCCGATCCTTATTCCTTTCTCAATAAAGTAAAGCTACCATCGTTTGCTAAGATAACATTCACTGAATCTAAAGAAACAGACAGGACATTCTATGCATGTAATCGATTTCTTGTTGCAAACAAAGTATTACAATCAGCAGACCAAGTTTTAATTACCGACGTCGATTGTTTTCTCAGGAAACCAGTTGACTGGTCTGATTTTGAAGATTGCGACTATTCTCTGTATCTCCGTGAGTCTTTACCTGGCACTGTTGGCTGGGAAAAAGAAGGCACAAAGGTTGGTGCCGGAGCTGTATATTTAACTAATAAAGCTATGAAATTTATTACTGCTGTACAATCATTGATTCAGCAATATGGTTTGACTTGGTTTGTGGATCAAGTAGCACTCTGGCAAGTTCACAAGCACTTTGTTGATAATAATATCGACTTACAATTTAAGGAGATGCCATTTAAATACATTGATTGGGAGTTTGGTAGCGATGGTGTAATCTGGACTGGTAAGGGTGCTAGGAAGACACAGGCAGATTATCTAGAGGAACGTGAACGTGCGAGTTGATATCTACATGCCACGGTTGGATGTGACATTCAAAGAGGGTCCAGTCCCAGAGACCAGAAGTCCTATTCCACCTATTCGTGAGCATTGGCTAAAGTTTCTACAAGAGTTACAGAATAGGCACCTAGCTCTGAAGCACGAGACTAGAGTCCTTGAAGTACCACTGTGGCAGATCACGCCTGATGTAGTAGCTGATAATAGTCAGATGGCAGATATCATTTACATACCACACAAGATGCGTGAGAACTGGTGGTTAGATGAGCGTGTGCGTTACTATATGCAGATGGTGATTCCCAACATCTTTTCTATCGACACTCATGGCTGGTGTGCTACAAACTCTAACTATCCTATCATGCCACGTGGTGATGGCAATAGTGGCATCTATGAAATGTTGCGGGCTCGTATCAAAGGCAACATATCAAAGTTCGACCAACCACCTCATCAAGAAACTGATATCAAACCAGGTTATATCTTCTTTCCCTGTCAGATACCACATGATGAGACAATCAAATATCACAGCGATATAAGTGTTGAGAATGCTCTACGCAATACGATAAGGTATGTAAACAGTCATAACTCATATACTGCAAAAGATAATCACCTTCAAGTCGTCATCAAAGGTCATCCTGTCAATCCTGGTGCTATGGTAAAGTTGCGTGAGATATATGCTGAAGAGATGCATCCTGATAGAGCTATTGGTTCACCGTGCATCTGGGTTGATAATATGAGCATCCACCAACTGATCGAAAATGCTAAAGTTGTTGTGACAGTAAACAGTGGTGTAGGTTTAGAAGCAATCTTACATGGTAAGTCAGTATTCACATTTGGTCGTGCTGATTATGACTCTGTTACACATAAGGTCTCTGAAGGACTAGAGCTTCATATGGCAGCAGCCTTACATAAGGCGTATAAAGATTTGAACGAGGAGGATATCTTCATCTATAAGAAGTTCATCGACTCTTGGTACAATGCCAATTATGATCATGAGAACCCAAGGACATTCGAAAAAATTGTCTAATGGAAGTCGTTTCTTTTCATAAAAATTTACCTGATAGTATCGGGCTATACCGCTTAACACATTTGACTAAAGATAAAGTCCAAGGTCGATTGGGCTTTGGACCAGAATTGATGGATGATCCAAGTCGTATGCGTTATCGTTGGCAGTTTTTATATGAGACCAAAGATGCACGTTATAACTGTGGCATCTGGGATTATCGTGGAACAAAACAAGAAGAACTTCTTCGGTTGAAAAAAGATTTCTGGTTCTATGGGCCTTTGTTCGTGGCTCTTGAACTTTTTGGTAGAGAGAGGGTTGACATCTAAAAAAATTATATAAAAGCAAAAAAAGTGCTTGACATTAGTTCTCATATAAATTATGATGTGTATATGATGAATGAGGAGATTGATATGAAATACACGATTGCTGCACCAAAACGCCCAAAGCCTGGTCCTGAAAAGACTGGTACCATTTTTGGTATCACTGTTGAAGAGATCACTCGTATTCTTGACATAGCACCTAATGCCGATGACGACCTTGAAAAAGTTGTCAACTCATGGAGCTTCAATGCTTTCCCTGATGATGACAAGCCTGGTTGGTATCGGTGTGCTATCTGGGATTACAAAGGTTCACACCACTCGGGTTACTTCTCAACCTACGGTGAACCTGACGTTTTCAAGTCTCTTTTTGGTGACCGTTATGAGGAGTTGTACGCATGAATGACCTGATTCGTGATATTGAGTTTCTTCAGGAGGTGATTATCGCCTTTACTGAAGGTGCCTCCGATGAGAAGCAGATTATGGTTCAAATGATTGAGAACCGTATCGCTAAGATGCAAGGTGAGATTGACCTGTTTGAGATGGAGGCTGAAAATGCAGCGTAAGGGTCGTACTCACAAAGCTGCTATGGCGAGTGGTAGCAACGTAAATATCTGGGACTTGCTTCACTTCTGTGAGCAAGCTGCAGATGACTTCAAAGAGATCGGTGAGGAAGATACTGCCTTCTACTTTGATAACATGGCAGATTATCTTCGCAACGGTTTTAATCCTGGTAAGGGTCTTGATAAGCCTTCCAAGGTTCTGGGGATGTAATGACAGAGAAAGTAATCGTAACGGATTGTGATGGCGTACTTCTAAATTGGGAGTACGCTTTTGATATTTGGATGAATGAGAAAGGACACTCTAAGGTAGAGGGTTCAGAAACTTCCTACAGTATAGGTGAGCGTTATGGTATCACTGATGCACAAGGAAAGGGTTATATAAAATTATTTAATGAGAGTGCGGCGATTGGCTTTCTCCCTGCTCTTCGTGATGCTGCTCATTATGTTAAATTGTTACATGAGAAACATGGCTATGTATTTGATGTAGTTACAAGTCTTAGTAAGAATCAATATGCTGCTAAGTTGCGTGAGAAGAATCTTAAAAAAGTTTTTGGTAAAAACACTTTCCGTAATATCGTATGTCTCGATACAGGCGCAGATAAATATGATCACTTATGGTTAAATTATGCTGGGCTTGAGTACTTTTGGTTAGAAGACAAACCTGAAAATGCAATGGCTGGAAAATTAGTTGGTATGAAACCAATTATTATTGAGCATGGACATAATATGAATAATGCTGATTTTCCTCTTGCCAAGATGTGGGAAGATGTGTATAATATCATTACTGATCCGATACATAAGGCGTATGGAGTTTATGGGAGACATGCTAGATGAATTTAAAAGATATTCTAAAGCAGTTTGAAGATCGTATTATTCAGTTGGAGCAAGATAACAATGAGCTTTTCGACCGCATTATTGAACTCGAAGACGAACTTTACGGTGAAGAAGATAATGGGATTGAAGATCAAGAAGAAACCGAAGAAGGTGAAGCGCAAGTAACATATCGTATCATTGGAGGCGATTAATGAATATCTTTGGATTATCAACTAATCCTATTGAATCTGCAGAGATGATGTGTGATAAACACATCGTTAAAATGATAGTTGAGAGTGCACAGCTACTATCCACAGCACATCGAATTGTAGATGGTGTTGAATACTATGATAAAAGTAAAAATAATCGTAGGATCAAAAGGTGGAAGCATCCTGATTATTTGTTAGAAAAGACTCTCTATCAGACAGTATCATGGAATCACCCATCTGCTGTATGGGCTCGTAAGAATAATAACAATTATAATTGGTTATTTTGTCACTTTGATGCACTATGTCGAGAGTATACGTATAGGTATGGCAAAATTCACTCAACGGAGGAGAGACTTTTAGATGTATTGAAAAACCCTCCAACTTCTATTGCAATTGGACCTTTGACACCATTACCACAGGCAATGCCTGATAAGTACAAAGGTGTCTATTATGTCGATGCATATCGACGCTATTATGTAGGAGATAAAATTGGATTCGCAAAGTGGACCCGCAGAGATGCCCCAGATTGGTGGGGCGATCCCACTTATCAATATCTCTGAACCAGAGGTAATACACTGGGTGTACTATAAGCAGGCGCTTTGTCTAATAGAAGCGCCTAATACCATGTGGAGACATGCTCACATTTATTATATGGAGCAGGTGGCTAAATGGGAACGAAAACTACGAGAGATTAGTAGATTGCGTATTGAGAAACATCTAGATAGTAAGAAAGGAAATGTGAATGGCTAAAAAGAAGGGTGGTAAGAGCAGTGGTTTTATTAGTCAGGGCCAGCGTCCTAACGTAAAGCATAATATTTTGAAAGCGGTTCGTCGTGATACCACTGAGTCGGAAAAGATGGTTAATATCATGAATGCTTATTTGCAAGGTCGTAACCCATGGTTGACTGTGCCTAACACTAATACAAACGAAACTAATAAAAAGTTTGTTCGTATTAAAGCAGAGGATCTATGGGGCAGTCCGAAGAACCGAGGTTTCCGTATGACAGCAGGAGCAACTAATGAGTAAAGACCTTGAAATGTATACTCAAGACGATTGTATCTTTTGTTTAAAAGCAAAAGAAACAATTAAAAATAATCCTGATATGGGATTTAAAGTTACTGAGTATAATATTCAAAAACACCCTTCCTATAAAGATACTTTGCTAGAAAGACAACCAGCAGCAAAGACTGTACCGCAAATCTGGATTGCTGGTAAATACATTGGCGGGTATGAAGACTTAGAAGACTATATTATGGAAACCACTAGTATTGGATAAAATTATGGAATTACCCCGTGGCACTTTAATTGAATTTTTACAGAAAGACATTGTTGAGGTTGACTTCACTAAAGTAGATGGCGCACCTCGTAGAATGAATTGTACACTTGACAAAGAACGAATTCCAGTACAGAATATTACATCTGAGTCAAATCGTAAGAAGAACCCTGATGTATTAGTGGTTTGGGATTTAGATAAATCAGCATGGAGGTCTTTTCGATTTGACTCTGTAAATCGTTTTGAATCTCATACTTTTAAATGGAACAAAGAAAATGAATTTTTTAAGGGAAGGGCAATGTAATGGCTGAAGAAAAAGATCCTGATTTTCTAGACGAAATCTATAAACCAAAGAAGCATGAGACAGAAGAGTCTGAGATGCTCCAAGTGCTTCGGACTCTAGCTAACACAGACCCACATTACGTGAAAGGTTACGACTAATGCCCTTGAAGATTTTGGGTGCAGACCAGGCACCTGTGAGTGAATCGCCAAAGACTGGCGGTATCGAAAAGAACGAAATAAATACTCGTGCAAAAGGCGGCACAGAGTTGATGATGGAGGGTTTGGAGAAGCGCCTACCGAAAGGGCTGCTCAATGAGTTTCAAATCATTCCTTCTCGTCTTCGTGGTATTGATTCCACTCGCAAGTCTATCCTCTGGTTGCACGATTTGGCGGAAGACCCTGAAGCCAAACATCTCTCTGACTCTCGAGGTCGGCAGAGATTCGACAAGCTCGTCTTTGTCAGCCATTGGCAATTTACTACTTACAATAAAGTTCTAGGTGTACCATACGGCGAGTCTATCGTCTTGCGTAATGCAATCGAGCCTATTGCCGCTCATGTCAAGCCAAAGGATGGACCCGTTCGATTGATCTATCACACGACACCTCATCGTGGTCTTGATGTTTTATTAGCTGTGTATAATAAGCTATCAGAAAAGCATAAAGATAAAATTCATTTGGATGTATACTCTTCCTATAAGATTTATGGGAATGAAGAGCGGGATCAGCAGTTTGCACAGTTGTTTGATATTTGTAAATCACATGATCATATTACATATCATGGTACAGTATCAAACGAAGAGATTCATAAAGCATTACAAGAAGCTCATATCTTTGCGTATCCCTCTACCTGGCAAGAGACTTCCTGTATTGCTGCGATTGAGGCTATGTCTGCAGGGTGTGCTGTGGTATGTCCCTCCTTGGCTGCTTTGCCTGAAACAACAGGTGGTTTCGCATTGATGTATCCATTTGATGAAGACAAGCAACATCATGCTAATATGTTCTATAACGTATTAGAGGGTGCTATTGATCAGTTTTGGGATGAAGAGATGCAGACTAAACTACTACTACAGAAGTTGACTACAGATACATTCTATGACTGGGATCTTCGTGCTGCTGAATGGAATGGTTTGCTTCGTTCTTTGCTGGACTAATTATACAGCAAAACTCTCCCCACACCCACATTGAGCAGATGCGTTTGGATTTACTACTTTGAGGTAAGAGCCACCTAGTTCGTTTACATAATCAATCGTACATCCAAGTATGAACATTTCGGCCATGTTGTCTATGACCAAAATATCATCTACCAATGTGCCCTCATCAGTAGTTTGTGCAAAGTCCCATTTGTATTGAAACCCGCTGCAACCTCCACTTAACACACTCAAATGAATGTACTTAGAGTCATTCGTATGCAACATATTACTTAGGTAATCTTTTGCATTTTGAGTGATGTTAAGTGGGAAGCTCTGCATTATTGTGTCAACGCATTCAATGGATTTTTCAAAGTACGATTAATTTGTTTATTAATATTATTTTGAAGTTCTTTCATATCTGAGTCTAGTTTACGTCGAGTGAGATCCAGCCTATCTTCAGCATCTTTAATCATATCACGAGCGTCCTTCTCTGATTCTCTAATCAAAGCTCTGATCTCTCTATCAGTACCAGAGGTTCGTTTATCAATCTTATATATCGTATCTGACTGGCGATTAATTTCTTCTTTCAGGTCAGTACGAATGTCTCTAGAAATCTCCTGTGCCTCTTTGACAAGAATGACCATATCGTCAATCTTCTCTTCTACCAGAGCGATGCGTTTATCGAAACCAGACATGTCAGGTGCAGTGTAGGCAACGATCTTTTCTTTCATGTCCATATAATCTTTGTATACCTCGAAACCACCATAGAGTGATCCTACGAGTGTGATGAGTGCGGTGGCTACGCCTACCATTTTACCGCCAGTAAATTTAACGCCACCAAATTCTATCTCTGCCATTTCTTAATCCTTGTACTGTGAGTCTATGAGTGAGTCCATTTGCATATTTTGTGCATCAGTCAATATATCAGCGAATGGGTCTACCATTTGAGGCAAGTCATATATTTGTGTGTCAATATACCAAGTGGTTCTATCTTTTAATATAGCACTCTGATAATCGCTGAAACCAGCAGTATCAGCAAGTGAAGTCATCAGTGTAAGTCGAGTAGCATCGACTTGAGCCATACTAACATTTTGATTCTGTAGAACTCGTGTCAAAATCTTTTGAGCAATCTTCTGCTTCATTTCTTGCTTCTTTTGCTCAGTAGTTTTAGTTTTAGTCTGTTTACTTTCCGCTTTTTGTGTAGTCTTTTGTTGCGAACTTTTAGAATCATTTTTGCTTTCATTGGATGCAGTCTCCTGCTTTTGAGGTTCCGAATCATTACTATCTTGTGAACTCTCCTGTTTTGTTTCAGAAGAACTTTCTGGTTCTGACTCCTGTTGTGGTTGTGCCTCTGCTGTCTGCTGCTCTGGCTCAGACTCCTGTTGTGGTTCTGCAGTCTGTGGTTCTGGTTCTGGTTGAGACTGTTGTGACTCAGGCTCAGAAGATTGTGTTTCTACCTCCACAGACTGTTGTGGCTGCGCTTCAGTTTCAGTAGTTGCTGGTGCATCGTTTGTTTCTCCAATAACTATATCACCACTTTGCGAGGGCTCCATTGGTTCACTTGGAGCAGCATCAATATTAGCCATTTCAGTCACTGCCTCAGACACAGCACTTTGCATATCTTGTGGTCCCCCATCCATTGCTGGCATATCAACCGATGAACTTACATCTGGCATATCAGTATTAGATGCAAGATTCGGGCCGGTTTCAGCCATTTGTGGCATTTCAGGCATCATTTCTGGCATAGGTTCCATATTTGGCGCTTCCATAGTAGGTGGTGCCATAGATGTATCACTTGCCATGTCATTTGTAGATACAGGCTGCGGCATTGGTGCGCCCATATCGCTCATCTCAGGTGCCATGTCAATGCTAACAATCTCAACCTGCACAGAACCAGTGTCATCAATCTTTAGATCAACAGTCATGTTTATGATATCACCAACACCATCTGATACAGCGACTTCAATCGTGTCTAACATATTATCAATATGCTCTTGTGTTACTTCTGGTAGCTCTGGTTCCTCTTCAATTTCAACAATCACGACCTCAGTATCTTCTATGATCTCGGGCAAATCAACCGTGATCTCTATGATCTCTGTTTCTGGTTCTGGTTCTGGTTCATTCCAATCACCAGCATTATTATTGTTATCACTATTATTGTTATTGTCATGTCCTTGATCTTGGTCTTCAATAGTCTCAGTAATCGTTTCGATTATAGTCTCAACTACATCCTCAACTGTCTCTGTAACTGTGTCATCTTCTACATCGTCATCGTCAACTGTAGTAATCGCATCATCGGCTGTAGTATCTTCTGTAGTATCAACAACGATTTCAATCTCAATAGTTTCCTCTGTTTCTTCTACAGGTTGTTCAATTACTACGTCAGTGGTTTCGGTATCAGTCGTGGTGTCCTCTGTTGTCGTTTCCTCTTCAGTTTCAATAGTGATAGTTGTAGAGGCACTCTCTGTCGCTGTTAGTTGTGTAGTAATATATTCAGTAACCGTATTTGTAATCTGTTGTTCTATTTGCTGTATGACAGTCTGATACAAGTTATGTGTAATAGTTACACTTGGGTTTTTAAGAAGTGGACCAAGATAGGTTGGTTGACCATCACCTCTCGTGCCATCACTCAAATCATAGTTGCCTACATCGTATCCATAGCCTTGTATCGTTGCCGTAGCAGAACTGGTTAGATTATTCTGTGGCACAGTCAATGAAGCAGAATAAGATTGAAAATTTGTAGGTCCATTGTCGATTGTATGAGTCGTGACACTTTGATAGCTTTCACTACCATCGGTAACTGTTATAGTCATGGTAAAAGAGTCTGCTGGTCCACCAGTGCTTGAAGTACACTGAAATGTAGTTTGTGTATTAAAACAATTTAACATATCAGCTTGTGTGTCAATATCAAAGCCACCCTGCCACTGTTCTTCTGTCATGTAACTATTCAGATTAAACTGTGAGGTCACCGTGCCACCATTAGGACCAAATATCAGCATCGTGCCAGATACACTGTCATTCGAGCCATAGTTGTGAACATCACCACTGTACGATGGGTCTATATCCTCTAGAACATTGTCTGTCGTAGTTGTACCAGATACTTCTCTTGTCTCAACCTGTGTAATCTGAGTTGTGACAACTTCGCTGGTCGTAGCTTCGATAATCTCTTCAACGTATGTGGTTTCGATAGTCGTAGTTTGCTGGTCGCCAACTGTCGTTACAACAGGGTCGCCATCAGTAGACGTAACTGTGACTTGTGTGATTGTACCACCATTTGGTCCAGTATCGCCGGGTTGATATTGCTGGTCATATGCTAGAACACTTGAAGAACATAATAGAAGAAAAGCAAA